TGCTTGGCCTCATCAAGATCAACTCAAGGTTGAATGGAATTTAGGAAAGAGATGTAACTACGATTGCAGTTATTGTCCCTCGGAAATACATGATAATTTTAGTCCGCATACAGATATTAATATTCTAGAATCAACTGTAGACAAACTATGTGAATTAGGGAAACCGTTGCGTATTAGTCTTACTGGGGGCGAGCCATGTGTTCATCCAGACATCGAGGACTTACTAGAATACTTCAAACGTAAAGATGTATTCTGGGTTAACTTAACTACTAATGGTACTAGGGGATATCGGTGGTATCTTGAAAATGAAATATTCTTTAATCATCTTGTGTTTAGTCTACACTTCGAACAAGATTGGACACGTATATTTGATACGATTTTAAAATTCTACGACAGCACAGAACGAGAGTTTTTTGTTAACATTATGGCTCATCACAAATATATGCACAATGTAAAAGTTGTTGTTAAAAAGTTTGATGAAATTGGAATCAAATATGCTGTTCGTAGAATTCGCTGGACTGAAGGGGATCACAATGTTTTTGATGATATGCGGTACGACGGCAACGACCTGCAATGGATATTAGACCATGACGCTACTGTTAAACCTAACTGTAGGATAGATGATTCTCAAATCATTCATTCCAACGATGTTATTAAAAATAATCTAAATCAATTCAAGGGTTGGCAATGTAATGCAGGATTAGAAAGCCTTATGATCAACTGGGATGGGGAAGTTCATCGTGCCACTTGCCGCGTTGGTGGTAGTTTAGGAAATATCTATAACGGAACTTTTTCAGTGCCAATGGGCCCAATTATCTGCACAAGAGATAACTGTACATGTGCTGCGGATATCCCGTTAACGAAATTTAGAGATGTGGGTGTCGGGCTGGCATGAACAATCATTCTTCGGGCATACTACAGAATTTATTCCCTGAAGACCAACACCACAAGCCCCACTAACAGTGCCGTCGTGATTTATCACTATAGATTCAACACCTAGCATACAATTCCATCCCTTAAACTTATTCCAGTTGTTAAGTATAATTGTATGAGGTTTTGCAATCTTAGCCGTGTTGTCGTCGAATAATATAACACTCTGATGTAATTTAAAATCATCAATGTGTTTCAACAACCTATCACTGGAAGGAATGCGTTTTATACTACTTTCTAGGTAGGCTATTTGTTCTGTGTTGTAACAATCAACACCTCGGCCTGGAGCATCGACAATTTCCTTAGTTTGTATTATCCAAGGACACTTGCTAGTCATCATGACATTCACTGCATCCACACATTTATTCCAATTTTTAAAATCCATTAGAACCAGTGTTGTAACCTTGAGTTCTTTTTCATATAGAAAATCAGCTACGGCACAGTGATGTGCTAAATCAGCATATTCATTGTGGAAACTTAATGTAACATCATCAAAATACAGATAATTATTTTTCCACCATTCTAATGTTCTAGATCCGTTGGAGACCAACGTGATAAAAACATCGTGTGTTTGTTTTAACTGTTTACAGAAGTGTTCTAGCTTTGGCCACAGTGTGGGTTCGCCGCCGCCAGATATAGTTAAATGGAATTTGGTTTTTCCTACCTGCTTGTATTGGTCAAACACATTTCTAAAATTTTTCAGGATAGCATCGAGGTCTTTAGGGTATCTAAATTTTCCCTCGTGGGTGCCTGGCCAACAATAAGAACAATTAAAATTACAAATATCAGTAGGGAAGAATCTAACCTGTAACAGATCCTTATCTTGAGTTGATATAATTTTAATCGGAATCATAAATTTTTTAGTTCTGGAAATACATCGGTGTAGCATGTTCCTCGAACACTATCAGTGGTGGTTAGATAATCAAGTAACGTCGGAATCTTATTAGACCAATCTTCGGATTCCATATAATTTATCAACCCCTTCCATCGCTTTAGGCCGTAGGGATTATTTACAAATTCGGTGTTGATCATATTGCTGTCACAAAGATGATCAATCCGAATTTTTACTTTATTTTTTATATGTTTAGGCAACACTCTTACATTTAAATAGCTTGGCAAATAAACTAGATGTGTTCCAATCAAGCCAGCACCGTAAGGAGGTAGATTAATCTTTTTAAAGTTTTTACTTTCTTTCCAATGCACCAAGTCTGGAGCAGTCAACACATTCATTAACTGCACGGCACAGGCAATATTAACTACGATGTTGTCCGGGGTATCGTCTAGTCGTTCTAAATTTGAAACTATGTTGGTCCATTTACTAGGATAACGAATGTAATCGTTACGTTCTTCTAATGCGTCTATACTGAAATTAAACTTAACTTGTTTAAAGTGTGACCATAATTCAAAAAGTTTCTCAGGCAATTCCAATCCATTGCTGTTGTAGCGTAGCACACAATTTTCTGCATTACCTGTCTCAACCATGAATTCTAATATTTTATAATGCTCTGGAATCAGCAAAGGTTCACCGCCTGCAAAATATAATTCTTTAATAAATGTTGCCTGCTGTTTCATTTCGTTAAGAAATTTATTGTTCTGATACCAAGTGTAATCTCTGTTTCTATCGTCCCATTTTTGATCTTTTATCAACTCTAGGGTCTTATATTTAGGATATTGTAATTTCCATTCTTTGATCCAAGAACTACTATCGTGGGGACTGCACATGATACATTTAAGTTGACACAGATTGCCTAATCGTAAATCAAAGTAAGGAATACTAACTGGCAAAGATCCGTCCTGTTTAGTAGTAGCAACGATGGCATCAATATCTAACCGTTCCTTCCAGACCACGGTCTCCCATTGTCTCTTACTGGTAATACCTTTAGACTCTTCTTCAAAACATTTAGTACAACTCGCAGGAATATCATCGTTCATCATTTGCAACCGAGTCGCTTTCATTTGAGGTGAATTCCATATTTCTTCTATAGAATAATCTCGTAGATTCATAATATGACCATCTTGTATAACAAGTCCAGATTCTTTAGAATCTACAACACCAGCACCAGATGCATTAGCCGTGCAACATAATCTAACATCGCCGTTGGGACGAGTAGCCAGATGTATCCAGGGTAAAGGACAAAACTTATTCATCTAAACTGATAATCTCTAAGAATTGATCTGAACATTTGCTTATTTCTGTTTCCAGATGTTTACCGCAACTTCTTGCACATATGATATTTTTATTTTCTCCCGACCACATATCAGTCCAGATATTTTGATATTCAGGGCTGTCAATGATATCTTTTATACTGCGTTTTAATGTGTTTACTTCGCCCAGATGTGCTACCATGTTTTCGTGTTGCTGTTTGATTTTTTTCCTTACCTCAAAAGATGCATCTTCTGAAATATGAGTGTATGGGGTATTAGCTAGCCAACAACAAGCATAGAAATCGCCATATGCATCTATGTAAACTTCTTTAGTTTTTAGCACCTGACATTCTATTGCAGCATCTTTGACAATTTGTTTATAATTATCGATAGCTTTTTTATCAATAAACTTCATAGTAGTATCAGTTGATGGTTCAATATAATGTGTAATTTCTCCCTGGCGATTAACTACTTTCACACGTGGCTCTATTATAAATCTCGAGCTTGCCTTTAAATTAAATCTAGCAAAGCCGAGAGCTTTAGCCAGTTGTTGTGCTTCTTCTACTTGATGTTCATTATGTTTAAATTTAATAAATGCCCACTCTGCTTGGCCGCCTGCTGCAATAAATGATTTAGCATTGCAAATAATAGTATCAAAATTAGTACCAACTCGGTATAAATGATTCGTGTCAGCAAGTCCATCTAATCCAAATGTTACCATGTGATCTGCTGGTAGCACTTTGGCTAATTCAGCCCACCACTCTGCTTTACGGGCTCCGCCATTGGTATGCATATGGATTCGAATATCTGTTTTAATTTCTTTAGCATAACGACACATATCAAGCAACTCGCTATTCATCATGGGATCGCCGAATGTTCCGCACAAATAAAATCCATTGATTTGAGTCAACACCTCCGGATTCATGATTATTTTAAATTGTTCTAGAGTCCAATTACGATTAACAATTAACGGATTAACGCCGCCACCGTTGATATTACGTGAACACATAGGGCAGCTGGCTTGACAATTGTTTGTGATCTCAAGATGGATTTGTGTTAGTTCATTGAATTTAAACACGGCCGATCACCATAAACCTTTTGTATAATGGCAACTCTATTTCGCCGGCAAACAATACATGCTCTAAACCACATTGTTTTTTAAATTCGTCCAATGTTCTTGCTGTGCGAACATGTTCGAGAATATTATAATCGTTGCTTTGTAATACTAATAAACTGTTTTGAGGATGACCACTCAACCATAAATTATATTGATCTTGAGTTATATGTTCGCAACTAGTATTGATAATAACATCTGCATCACTTCGTATCTCACACATATCAGCGGTCACTGCTCGAAATCTACCTGTTATTTCTTCTTGCTTGTTCATCATTGTAGCAATAGATTCACAGGTTGGATCTATATCAACGCTACGGATATTGTTGATGTATATGTCACTTTGAAATAGCATACTGGCCAGTACTCCTACCCATCCACCATGGATGTCTATGCTGACAAATGTGTTTACATTTTTGCGTAGGTTAGTGATTAACCATTCTTTGCTTTTAAGTTGACCGCTCCAGAATGCATCCATTGTACGCATTGGATCTGGGCTTTGGCGGATGGCCTGCATCCAATAATGTAAGTGTTCTGTATCTATTTGCATTTTGGTATTTTTGAATCTGCACTACTAACACAACTAGGTGTTATGCAAGGATGTGGTTCCTTAAACAATTCAAAACTGTCTAGAGTACCTAATGGCACATCATGGCAACTATAACTGCGTTTAACTTCATTGCCTCTTATTATAACACTTTGATAGCCAGCATTGCAAGTCCAATCTTTAAATTTATTAAAACCAAACGCATTAAATCTTTCTGCTTGATCAAACAAGTGTTCTGTACCATCTGCTTCGTATAACGCTATTTGATATAGTTCCTCACCATTAGCACGTTGTGGAAATCCTGTACGCATCTTGTGTATCATATCTTCGGTGTATCCATCTACAATCGCACTCGCTGTAGGATCACTTTGCGGCTTGAGTGTTACATTAATTCCACGTTTGTGAAATCGTTCCATGCGATCATATAGTTC